TGTTAGTTTTTGTTCCCCATGTACCGGCGTTTTCACCAGTTGCCATTAGTTCTACACCGAGAGCCGTATAAGTTGATGCCATAATTTTGTTCTCCTAATTAGTATCTTTTTTTAATTTGTTTTGTAGTTATTGTCAATCATTTACTGCAGTATAATTTGCACTTTGTGTTGCTGTAATTGCGCTGTATCCAGCGCTTTGCGTACCTGTAATAGCTTCATAACCTAATGGAGCTACATTACCTACACTAACAGTTGCAGAAACTCCTGTCAATCCCATAACATCTGCTGGTGTTCCTGCTGGAAATGAACCAACTGTAGAAGTTGCAGCAACTCCTGTCAATCCCATAACATCTGCTGGTGTTAAAGTTCCTGTAGAAGAAGTCATAGAAAGTCCTGTTACAGATACAATAGGAGATTCAGAAGTTACAATTGTTCCAAGACTAGACGTTGCACCTAATCCCGTTAATCCCATAACATCTGCTGGTGTTAAAGCACCTGTTGATGATGTTGTAGATAAACCTGTTGGAGATACAATTACACTAAAGTCTATATTTACCGAACCAATCGCTGACGTTGTACTTTGACCTGTTGGTGTTAATACAAGATTAGATATTGCTGTAGGTGTACCTACCGATGATGTTGCACTTAAACCTGTTAAGCCCATTACGTCTTCCGGTACTAAGAAATATTCACCACCCCAACCAGTTTTTTCAGAACCCCAAGTTTGTTTACCCCAACTTACATCTTCTCCAATACTTGTAGTTGCTTCAACACCTGTTAATTCTAAAGTAATACCAGAAGATCCCCAGTTCTCAATTCCGTAACCATCTTGTCCCCAACCAGTATTTATTTCTGAATTAACTGTTGTTGAACCTAAACCAGAAGTTAATCCAAAACCTGTAAGTGTAACAACAGGATTATTACTTTCTCCCCATGGTTCTTCACTCCATTCACCTCTACCCCAACCTTGTTGAGCGCCAGATATAGGAACTCCTACTGATGAAGTTAATGACAAACCTGTTAAAGAAACTGCTTCATCATTAGCTTGGCCCCATGAACCACCTGTTCCCCAAGCGTCAGCACCCCAACCACTTGTAAATACTTCACTTATTCCCCAAAGATTTGCACTCCAATTTCCTGCTCCCCAGAAATCAGAGTTAGGTGTGTTTGCTTGTCCACCCATTCCTGAGTGGTATTGACAATAATAATAAAGTGTAGGTGCACTATCAGCGACTACAATTTGTACATATGCTCCAGATTGCCCGGTTGTCCCGCTTGTAGTTACGCCTGTTGTATATTCGCTTCCGCCTGAGTGTGTTCCACCACTGGTTGTTGAAAATTTAAAAGGGTGAGGACCCATTGAACTATCAGAAACATCAAATCTAAAAGTTCCACCTTCAACTAATTCTAAAGTAGGTTGTTGTACCCCGTCAATAAAATATTTATTGCCGGAACCGGTGCTAACTACCGTTACTGTGAAAGTTCGGGTTACCGACATAAGGATTTCCTCCCTATGCTATACGAAGTATTGCGTTAGATGCGTCTGCTGTTGGAAATTGAATTGTAAAAGTTCCACTTGTTACAGTTTTATCTGAACCAAATGCAATTGCACAAACTGCTCTATCAGCATTTGTATCGTTATATATTAAACAACCATTAGCTGTAAATGTGGCAGAAGTAAAACTAAGGTCTGCAAAGTCACAACATGCAGTGTCAGTTGATAAAGCTGGAGTTACACTTGTAAGTGCTGCACCACCAGCAGAATAAGCTGAACCGGATGTGTTAGATATTTCGTTTGATGTACTGTAAGCTGTTGTCGATTTATTTAATGTAGCTGAACTTGTGTATAAAGCTAATTTAAAAGTGTTTCCAGATGACGCTGTAAAATTATGTAAAGCTTGTAAAACTTCTGTTTTAAAACTGTTACATACTGCTGATGTTATTGCCATAATATTTTTCTCCTAATTACTGAGGCGGTGACTCGATTGGTATTCTTATTGTTCCATCCGTGTAATCGTCTCGTCTTCTTCTTCCAAGTTGCATCGCTGCAAACTTTTGTAGTTCAGTTTTATACTTCTGTTCGTATAATGTCAACATGTCTGTTGGACCTTTTAAAAATCCATATGCTTCTACTAAACATGCATATAACAGACCTTGAGGAAAATACAAACTAATATAATTAGTTTGATTACTGGATTCTAATGTAGCAGGCATTTTATTGTAATATATTCTAAATATGTAGTTAGCATCTGGCGTTGGAGCTAAATAGATAGATCCTGAAGTAGTGTCTGATAAACCTGTTGCTCCACCAAACATAGAGTAATATTTAGGTTTTCCAGTAACATCTGCTCCTGATGTAGTTGATCCTTCTGGGCCTGTTAATCTTCCTACAAACTCACTTAAAAATGTTTGATCACGTCTTTCTAACCATGTACCTGCTTCAGTAGAATTAGTAGCATTAAATACTTCAACACCTCTTACAAATAAAGATCCTGCGGGCACTCTAATATTATTTACATCTGCTGCCATTGTACCTTGCTCCACGAATCTGTCTGAATCCATAGGTAAATCCATCATGATTCTTTGTTGAGCATTTAAAATAAAACTTTCTAAAGTATCAGTTGTAAAAACGTTAGCATCTACTTCTGTGTAATTTTTAATTTGTGTAACTAATGTATTATAACTAATTCCTGACATAATTAAGCTCTATCATTTACGGGTCCAATTGTACACTGAAAACCGCCTCCTGTTGCTGTGCTTGTAGCGTTAGATACTAAAGGCACTGTTAAAGAATTATATATTACTTTCGTAGCCGGTTGTGCGCCTGTATTAAAAGTTGTGCCTACAGCTGTTGCTAAATAAGATCCAAAAACTTTAGCTCCAGATAAATGAGAACCAGCTGTTGTATTAGCAAAAGTTTTACCTTTGTATGGGGCAGAAGTTCCACGTGTACAGCCTGTTAGTGTATTCGTGCTTCTTCCTGTATATTCAATTGTTTCATTTTCATATTTACCTGTTTCACTATTTACTTTTTCTATAACAATGTAACCAGCTGTTGGAAACTCAGATCCATCAGTTAAAACTATAGATGTAGCAGTGTCACTTATATTTCCATTTAATGTTGTAGATAATTCTAAAGTTGTAACTGCAACACCTCCAACTGGTTCTTTAACAGCTTGAAATCTTACATGTGTTGTGCCTTCGTTTAATTTATTATCTGGAAAAGAAATACTTAAAACTTTAGATGCTGCTGTTGTAGTAAATGAATTGTTAGGTAAAATATCTTGTACAGGAAACTCGACTCTTGCAGGTCTTGCATTCATTAATCCTTGTGGATCAGCGCCTACTGGATGTGGTTCTAATTGTGGTTGTTTAGCTTCAAATTCAGAGTTATGTACAAAAGCTCCTGTCCATTCTTTTACCATTTCTTTATATGGAAAAGCTGCACCTGATCTATCAGATATCGCTAATGCTCTACTACCTTTTGCAAATCTAGCCATTATTTACCTCCAGCGCCCATGGGTTTTCCAACACTACCACCCATAGCATACTCTCCAGGTTGATATCCTTTTTCTTTTAATTTTTTCTCTAGTTTAGAAAAATCTTTTGTTTGTAAAAAATCTACGTATAGATCCATTAACTCAGTATCGTTTGTGTTTTCAATAAAATCTTTAAAACTTCCGTAATCAGCCATTATATATTTGGATAGTATGTCTTCGGAGTAATAAATGTACTAGCTGCAGAACCATCTTCAGATAATGCTCTAGCTAATTCATCCTCGTACAACAACTTCATCTCCTGTGTTCGTTGTGGTGCAAACTTCATAGATAAGTAATATGATAATCCTGAAATCATACATGGTACAAATCTAAAAGGTGTATCACTTGCGTTAGTATAAGCTCCTACATCTTGAATTCTTCTTACATAATAAACGTTTAAAAAATTTGATGCAGCAGTTGAATTAGGTAAAGGATAAATTGTAAGTGTAACTTTATCAATAAATCTTTGTACCCAAAACTGTGAAGGTGTTCCATTAGATGCTTTGTTTGCTGTTGCAGCATATGCATCTCTTGCAACTTTTGTTAATCCTGTGTCAGACTGAGAAGTTGTGTTGTAGTTTTGTCTGTAAGATACATTTAAAATATCTGATATACCAAAAACATTTGTTGTTGGGACTGTTGTTGCTTGTGGTGAAGCAGCAGCTGCGGCTGCGCTATCTACAGAGTTTCTATAAAAAGTATAAATACCAGCACCTTCGTCAGTTGCATCTACATTTGTAGTTGCACCTACTACTAAATTAATATTAGTATTTCCTACTTCCCAAAAATGTATTCCTCTATTACCCCATTCTTGAAAAAGAATGTTTAAAGATCTTCTTGCAGTTTTAATTT